CAGCAGGATTGTTTTTCAAAATGAACACTTGCTTAAGTACAGGCGCAAAGTTATTTCAAAATAAGATTTATTTTCTTATTAGGTTTTACATTTAGCAACTTCAAATTGTCTACTTGTTCTTCAAATATACCCTCTGCCTCTTTGCTATCATATATGCCAACTGTGATATAATATTCCGTGTTTGTAGCAAATTTTTCTTCTTTTTGTTTGTTTATTTTTATTGAGATTTCTTTAAAGTCAATTATTTTGCTTGCAAATACGTATTTTAATATTGTGTAGCAAAGGCTTATGCTGTTTGAGTAGTTGGTTATTATTTGTTTGTCTATGCAGTTGTCTATTATTACATTAATTGTTTTTTCTATTTGTCTTTTTAGTTCTTTTACATCATATATGTTTTTTTCTTTACTTATTGGTATTAAGCAGTAGTATCTAAATTGGTATAGTACTTTTTCCCAATCTTCTTTTGATGTGTAACTTTCAATGTTTTTTTCATAGATTTTTAGGAATTCTTTTTGCGTGTTTATTAGTCCTTCTTCTATTTTTTCTTTGCTTTCTGTATTTTCTATTATTTTATTTAAAACATTGTATTCTCTTTCTAGTTTTTCTTGTAATTTTACATATTCAAGTGGTTCGATTAGTTTATTCTTTTGCTTTATTAGTTCTAGCTTTTCGTTTCTTTCTTTTATTTTTAGCATTTGTTTCTTTTATATAGGCCGCAACTGCGTCCTGTTCTGTGCTCGTAGCATTCAAGTAACATAACCAATTGAAATCTATTCCTGCAATAGCCGGTTTTGCGTCCGTAAATTTCTTAGCCGCTCCGATTTTGACAACATATACCGTTCTGGGAACGCCGATAAATGCTCCGAGTATTGCTTTATAATTTTCGGCCGTATATTCAGTTTCTTTTACATCCGCAGACAATTCATATTTGTTTGTTGTTGCTGTTCCTTCGGTATCGTCATTGACAATAACGCAAACAACTCCTCTTTCACTTCTCTGTATAGCCGTTACAGCTTTTTGTTTGAAGATTACCTCAATGTTAGGCATATTTTGAGCCATTTATATAACCTCCTTTTTTTCTTTAACTTGAACGTAAAGTTCAAGCATATCTTTTTTGTCCTCTTCGTTTTCAACATAAGGATTAACAATGTCTATCTTTCCCGACAGTTCAACAGCCATGTCGGCTTTGTATATCGTCCCTTCTTGTTCTTCCAATGTATAATTGAATGTTTCATTTATTTTAATTCTGCCTTCAAAGGCAGCGGCTAAATTATCCAGCACTCCATATAGTTCGGCATACCCATTGTAAATTGATGGTGCAAAGTAAATTATTCGCAATTTGAACTCTATATGTTCCATCAATCCGAACATATCTCTTTTAATCTCATCAGCGTCAATGACAAACGCAGGGCGAGATATATCTTCTTCAATATCTTTGTCTATTACGGGTATACCGAAAGTTTCTTCAAGCCGTTTAGTTACATTCGTTAAGATGTCGGCCACTTCTGCCATTATTTCACCAGCCTTTTGTTAAATCAGTAATAAACGCCTCTGCGTCTTTTTCATATTCGCTTCCGAAGCTGTCTTGCGCTTTCGCTACTAAATGACGGCCAACTATTCTTTTGCCGCTTTTAACATGGTTAAAACCATATTCAAGCAAGTGCGTATGTGGTGCAAAATGTATTCTTGTTTCATAGGAATTAAGCGGTTTATATACATAAACCTTGCCACGCTTCAAATGTTTACCGTTGACAAGGTTACCTGTTTTTCTTCTGTATCCGTTTTTCAAATAAGATCTAATCCTATTCTTAAGTTTAATCCCCTCTTTTTGCATAAATTTTCTACACTCTTTCGGTGCAATATCTGTAGCAAGTCTGGTCAATTCTTTATCCAGATTTTCATTCGTTTTAATTTTCATTTCAGCAAAAGCCATTATTCTAACACCTCACAAAAAATTTCTAAAGTGTTGTGTTGAAGATACGGATCCAAAATATATAAAATATCATATCTCTGTCCATCTGTAATAAACCACATTCCAGGCTTAATAATATCAGTGTATCTTGTTATGATCTTATGTGTTGTTCGTGAAAGTTTTGTTTCGGCGGTGCGGTTCAGCAAGCTTCCCGTTTGCGGCCGAACTTCTGCCCACAAATCTCTGACCTTGCGTTGTTTCCAAAGCGTCTGACCTATGGCATTAACTCCATCCGTCTGATAATTTTCCCAAAGTTCTATTTTCCTGTTTAACCTTCCTGCTAAATTCCGCATAGCCGCCGCCTCCTTCCATCATAAAAAATTTTTATCATGCAAATTCAAGATGGCTTTTACCGTTAAATTTTCGGTTGCTGTTTCCGCAGTTGTAGATCTAACATCATACATATCAGCCACCAGGGCGAACACAGCAATACTTATTTCCTCATATTCGTCCATTTCGACATCTGTTAATGATGTTCTGTTTTTTATATAACCTTTAGCGGCAGACAATGCCGCCGCTAAGAAATTATTTGTTGCTGGTTCCGTGCCGTCCGCCCTGACGTAATCAGCTAAATCATTTATTGTTATTTCTGAAACTTTCATACCGTATCACGCCTTATGCACCAGTTTTCAAAATTGCAAACTTGCTCTGATCAATAATAGCTCCGTCAATCTCCATATATCCGACTACTCCGGTTGCGTACTGTGTTGCATATTTTTCTTTAAGCACACTAACTTCAATTTCTTTAGAAAGGTTAAATGCATATCCGCTTAAATCACCATAGAGCATTACATTTGCCGAAGCTGCATATTTAGGTGCGTTTTCTGATAAATAAACAGGTTTGCCTAACATTTTATAACCGTTTCCGTTTACCATATCGGGTATAAGCAAAAACTGACCATCTGTTGTTTTTAGTGTGGCAGCCTCAGCGAAAGTTGAAGGGTGCATTATCCAAACCGCATTTTTCTGTGCCTCAGTCGGAACTGCAAGCTGAGTTTTTACGATTTCTTCTGCTTCGAAAGCTTTTGCCGCCGCTGTAACTATATTGTTAGCATTCGGAAGTATACCTTTAATTTTTCCGTTTGCTCCTGTTAAACCTTCTTTTTCTGCAAACTCTGCTAAGTCTTTAGCCATCTTATTTACAACATATCCAACAATATCAAAGTCTATATTGTTGACCAATTTATTTGAGACCGTAGATAACGCTCCCACTATGTACGGTTTGAGAGAAACCACTTTAAGTTCCCCCGATTTCTCTGTGAGTTCTGAAAGCTCATCAACATATGATGCCGTTATCTTATTTGTAGTCTCATCATAGACAGGGATTGAAAGTTCCCCTTTTACATTAAATTTCGTGGCCATATTAAAAAGAGGACTGATGTCTTTCATTCGTTCAACAATCATATTTGCTACAGTTCTCGGAAGGAGGCCGCCGTTTGTTCCGACTTTTAATGCCCTCGTTTCGCCTCTGCAGTACTTTTCAAAAGACCTAATCTCTTCGTCTTTTGTAGGATCTTTAGGTTCCGGATCATCCAACGCTCTACGTTCTTCAAGTGCTTTAATTGTTCTTCCGAGGCTATCTGCCTCTTCAATATAACCTTTGTATTCTTTTTCTTCATCATCAGTTAAAGCTCTTGTCTCTTCCTCCACTTTGTCAAGAATAGCAGCAGCCTTAATGAGTAATTCGTTTCTTTTTTCCTTGAGTTCTTTTATTTTTGACATTTCTTATACCTCCATTTTTTTAATATCAAGTCTCATTCTTTTTATTTTTTCAGCGTCATAAGACGGCTTTGGCGTTCTGAAAATTATCTTTTCAACATTTTCTTCGTGCAAGCCTCTTGTTTCTAAAGCACTTAATCCTTCTTCCCTTAATTCATACGATGTCCCTGCATATGCTGGCACACGATCAGAAAGAATAGATATTTCATTCAGCTGAATTTCTTTAAGATAACGACGTTTAACTCCCTCCATGGTCCAATCGCCCCATTCATCTTCTATGACGTTGAAACCGAAAGACCAGCCTGTTATCCTTCCTTCGTCGGCAGCTTCTATTACTTCCTGATCAGTAACCTTTGCAACGGCATAAAGTCCAATATTGTCCTCTCGAACTTCTAAAGAACTGTCTGTAGTGCCGCCTATTACTTTTCCATGATTGAATTTCAGTTTGATGTCTTTATTTGTGTTGATAGCTTTGGAAAAAACTCCTTCTTTAACCTGTTCAACAAACCTCGTTCCATCCGGTAGAGTCATCACTCGGCTATCTCTGCATATAGCGTTGACATATCCGGATATTACGACTTCTTTTTCTCTTAATTCTATTTTCATTCCTTATTCTCACCTCCTAATTTAAGTGATTGTCCCATATTAGGAACGTATATTAATTCTTTTTCGGGATCGTATAATATGTCTTGTAATCCTAATTTAATAAATTTCAAACCTAGCGGCGGCTTATTTTCCATTTCTCTAATCTCATCTAATTGATAGATACCATTTTTCACAGCTTTTTCATAACTTTCAAATCGTTCCGCAAGATTTCCTTTTCTTGCCTCATCCATATCAAACGCAAAGAATCTGTTATCTTTTTCTTTTTCCAGTAGAAGCGTTCTGTTTATTGCCGCCTCAATCGCTTTTGCAGGAGGAATTACCGCTGTTTCAAAAGTTGCCGTCTCCGTTTCCGGTGTTGCAGTTCCGGCAAGTACTGACGGAGCTATTCCAAACAGTCCGCATATAGCGTCATGGTTGTCTCGCCTCGCCTCTATAACTTGCATTTCTGCAGGTGTCGATGATAGCTCATTAAATTTAATACCCTCATTGAGTACCATTGTTTTTTCATCATCACCGGAATAGGCCGCATTCCATTTTAGTTTCAAATCTTCCAGTGCTTTATCGGAAAGTTTATTTTCAACCGACAGGTACCCTTTTTTCATTCCTTGCTTTTCAACCATTTTTTGTTCAAAAAGCAATTCCGCATATGCAGTCCTTAACATTTCCGGATTATCATCCAGTACTCCGCGCCCCGTTCCTCCGTCAACCGATGATCTAAGCGCAGTAAAAATATTAAAACTATCAACCCTATGTCCCTGCACCCAATAATTTATATACCTTTCCAGGGCGTTTGTGTTTGCGTTTTGGGTAACTTCTCCCGGCTGCAGATATATCAATTCTTCAATATCGTTATATCTACGCCTAATATACGCATAACAGCTCCCATGCAGGATATAATCTTTTGTCAGCATTTTTTTAAAAAGAAAACCGTCAAAATATTCAGATGGTTGAATGTTAAAAAGTCTTGTCCTTTTATCATTCTTTATTTCTTTTATCTTTCCGTCGTTATCTCTCTCATACAGTTTTAGCGGCAGGAGTGCCACTTTATTTCCGACATATTCAAGGCAAGCAGCTACCGCAGGTATTTCTTGCGCCTGTTTTTCTGTGATAAAGTAACCGCCATTCAACTGTGCAAGAAGCATGTCTCCAGTAATTTGACGTTCTTCTTGCTTTTTACCCTTTAAAAAATTCAGAAATCCCAATTTTTTCACCGCCTTCCTAAATCATCAGACCGCCCCAATGTTGCGCCTCTTCCAGTACTTCATTTTGCTGGACAAGGTATATAGCATTAATCAGAGCCATAAGCATATCCACCTTTCCGATAGATCGCTTTTTGTTGATGTACCTGTTTAAATTCGTATCGTATGTACAACGTGCATTTTCAAAATTTATTTCTAACAACTTATTTTCTTCGTAGGCAAACTTTCCTTGCAATATCAGCTCTTCAAGCCATTTGATAGGTGCATGCAGTACAGAAGAATGCTGTCTGACTATGATTGTTTCCAGTCCTTCTGCTTCCAATTTCTGTGCCGTTGACATAGCGTTATATCTGTCATATCCAACCCCAACGACATTGCAACCGAATTTTTCTTCTATGTTCAAAATATCTTTTTCAATGACCGAATAATCAATTACACGATCACCGCAAGCAGTACATTTTCCAGATGAAATAAACTCTTTATAATCAATACGTTCAAGTTTGCTTTTCTCTTCCAACCTATCTGCAGGAATGTAGGCATAAACATCAGCCAATACTCCACCTGTATTTTCATCATATGCCGCCATTGCAAAAGCCGAGTTATCTGTTGTCATTGATAAGTCGAAACCTACATACACGTTTCTTCCTGTCCAATCAATTTCATTCACTTTGCATTTTTGCAGATCTTCAACTGCAATATAGTTCTCAGTCCCGACACCTTGATAGACTATGTTGCAATGTTTTGTAAGAAAATTTTCACGCCTTGACGGAATGTCAATGGCGTCCTGCCTCTTCTTTTTCAGATCTTCCAATATCTCCGGAATTTCCAATGCCAACGGATTAGAATGATATAGTATTTCGTCATTATCCGTCCAGTTTTTTGTATCGTCTGGCTCATATAAAAGAGCAAACGTCCTTTTATCGTCTTTCAATCCATCAAGAATTTTCTTTGCCGAAGCAACCTCCTCTTCCAACGGGTTAAACATCGTCGGATATTTTGTGGATATTATAAAACCGAGTTTATTAAAAACCTGTATTTGTCCGGAGCGCATAGCCTCTAT